AGTGAAGCGCCAGTCCTACGACTAGCGAGCTCTTGGGTTAGTATTGCAGCGTACGATGCCGTGTCTACCTGGTCATCGTGAGCACCCATTGGGAATCCGACCAGCTCATCCTCATAGTCTCCAAGCCATGCAGCACCCATGCGATGGAATACCTTGTGGCTCTCGTATCGAGCTCCTATGGGGATTGCCTTTGTGACTTTGTCCTTGGTGGCGTTGAGTTCCATTACAGGTACACCAGAGTTGCGGAGCATCTGGAAGACAGGACGACCTACGCCATTGACCTCGATACCCATGCAGGTCGGCATGTATCGTCTGTACTGATCCAGCAGAAGCCTTGGTTGCTCGGCTCCTTCCATCTGTGCCCTGAACACGTCCCACAGGAGTAGGTCGTTCTTCGGAGTGACGATCCACGTAGAACATACAAACCAGTCTGCTGTAGTCTTGGCTGAGGCAGTCGGATCGACCGTTTGGAAGTGCCAGCATTGCTCAGGTACGAATCGTTCGTCTCCTGTGTCTCTGTGCAGGACGTAGGTATGGTCGACGAGTTCCCAGTATCGGAAATCTTTCCTGCGGAACATAGTACCATCTGGAGGACTGGGGTGCTGCTGGTACATAGCATTGAACATGTAGCTGCCCATGGCGATGCGCGTACGCTCCAGCGACGTCTCATCGTACATCTCTGGCCAGAGAGCTTCACCGTCCTCACGACCGAGCGGATCGTTGCCCTCAGCTAAAGCTGGCAGAGACAGCACCTTCCACTTATCAGCACCCTTCTCAGCGTCCGCGAGAAGACGTCCTGCAAGGTCGTCCTGGTGCCAGCGCGTCATGACGACGATGACGGCTCCTCCTGGAGCAAGACGAGTACGCAGCGTAGTCTGATACCAATTATAGGCTGAGCGTCTTACTGTCTCGGAGGAAGCTTCTTCGTAGTTCTTGATAGGATCGTCGATGATGGCGATGTGAGCCCCCTTACCTGTGATAGCTCCACCGACACCCGCAGCGACAATGCCATTGTCATGGCTTCCCTCAAGTCCCCATCTGTCTGCACGAGCTGCATCCTCTGCGAGCTTGACACCAAACATATCTTCGCTGTCTCGCATCTTGTTACGCGTCATACGACCGAACTCCTGAGCTAGGTCTGCAGAGTAAGACGTGAGCATCCACGTCATCCATGGGTTGTTGCCCATACCCCACACAGGAAACTCCTGGGAGACAAGACGGGACTTGCCGTGGCGCGGTGGCATGAAGATCATGACGCGCAGGTTATCGCTCTCGGACTCTTTCATGCGACCTTCGTGGATGGCCACTACGTCATTGATGGTGGCTTCGAGCTGAGCTGCGATTAGCCTGTGGTGACGACCTATCTTGTAGTTGTCGTCCATGTACAATGTGTAGTCTAGAAGGTGTCTTAGGGCAAGCTCACGTCTGATTGTTTCCAGCTGTCTGACCATGTCAGGCACATTCTTAATGTCGAGGGGATTCTGCTTGTCCCCAGCGCACTCCTGGACAGTAAAGGTATCCTTCGCAGGACGACCCAGCCTTTTCACGACATCATTGTTCTTAGGCATTGCTCACCTCCGCGTCTTGTACGGGAATTGGAGGAAGCGCAGCTTGATCTACATTCTTCCCCACAGTTACGTCCACAGCTTCTGCAATTTCTTTTACCTTCGCGCGCAGTTGTTCATCTGTTAAGGATTTCACGTCTATCTGGTAATTCACGTCGAGCTTGTGTTTAGTCTCGACGGAGATCTCCATAACACGCTTGGCGTTCCACACATCAGGCATACGACATTCCAGATAACGGATCATCGCAGACACGTTGCCGTTGATGGCAGCTGAGAACAGGGCATTCTCAACAAGTGAGCAGGCAAAGATACGTGCCTCTTCCAGTTCACACCAGAACTTAGCGTACTTGCCTTCTTGTCCGCGAGCCATCTCTTCCTTGCCACGACGACGCCACTCCGTAATGGTGCGGGGATTCAATCCAACTCGAGCAGATGCTGTTGTGAACGTATACCCTTGACGCACGAAGGCGATTATCTTGTCCGATACTTCGTCGAACATATGATAACCGCCCTTAGCTGCTGCTTCTTCTATGTCAGTGTGTACAGCGCAGAACTTCCCGTCCACCGTTGCACCCTTCGTGCACTGCTTTCCTGTACGAGGATTTCTGCCTTGACAACGAGGTGTACCCCAATACGTAAAATGTTCAGGATCCTCAAGATGCTTAGGATGTGGATTGTCCTTCGTGTATCTAGGCTTCTGCTTCTTGACTTCAGGCTTCTTCTTCGAAGCCTTCACCTTTTTCTTTTGCCTGTTAACCGTCATTATCACCACATTCCTATTGATTTTAGATAGACTCCTTTTATATTATCCCTCTTTTCTTTATTATTACTTACTAGAATTATCATATTTTTATATCTAATTTTTACTTTTTTGTATTTGACCACATTAATGACATTTCCAAAAATATTTTTATTATTTTTCAGATTCTCGATGAAAGTTGAACAATTATGGAGCATAATATCTCTAGCCCCACAAAGGGGAAAACGACTTCGAAAGGAACTGAAATGACCGTATTCACCCCACTTGCTGACCGTATTGGCAAAAACCTGTCCGAGAAGAAAATCATCACCGCTATGGAAGAAGAGCTCGGTGGCGTCGAGAATGCCATTGAGGATAAGACCATTCCTTGGGGTGAGCGCACTTCTATCACACTGGACGAAGCAATTGATTATGCCATGGAGGGTCTCGAGGAGCTCGACAAGCGCATGCTCTCTCACGTCAGTGACGAGCGCATCCACGAGCTTGCCCGCATTGCAGCATCCAACTTCGAGTACCTCGCAGAAGAGAAAAGTCCTGAGGCATCCAATGATAAGGAGAACATTATGAAGACTTCCGAAGCAACGTCCGACTCCAAGCCAGTACCAAACGCCATCATCGCTGAGGTAAGCTTCGGAGAGTTCACCACTGCTCTGTTCGAGTTCGCCAACCACTGGGTAGGCAGTATTGCCGTTGATCGTTTGGCTATGAACGCTGAGAACTACTACCGTGACAACACCATCGTCACACTCGTCTGGAAGTATTGGCAGGCATGCCTCAACGAGGAGAGCAACAAGCGTCGCATGTTCGACTCCATCGTCGGTGGCCAGGATATCTATGATGCGACCTCCTGGGACAACAGCATCTACCGTAACGAGATTCAGGCTTACGGAGACGTACTGTATGACCTGCTTGTCAAGCTCCCTGAGCAGCGCGAGAAAAACCTGGAGATCACGAAGTAGAGGATCACGAGACCAGAGAGCGGGAACGTGGAGTCCCGCTCTCTTCCAACCCCGAGAGGATATTAGAATGAGCATTAAGAAATCATTGAGCATGTTGAGCCTATCAAAAGATTTCTACATCGAGGAGGATGGCCAGGACTTTATCGTCCAATACAAGGATGGACCTACGGCTGATGACGACTGGGTCGACGTTGCTGCAAGGTATTCATCGGAGGAAGGAACGTGGTCGTACTACGTCACAGACATGTACAACTGCTGTACCGACTGGGCTGAGATTAACCTCGACCGCCTTAACCGCTTGGTAAAATTCTGCAACAGATTAATGTACGAGGAGACTGAAGTGGAGTACCGTTGGAGCAACGAGAAGCTCTCTGAAGGCAAGATTGTCACCGAGTAGATGAAAGGGAAGGATTACATCATGAAAAGGACTTACACAGTGTTTTATCGCATCAACAATATCCAAGAAGGAGTCCCGTACAAGAGTTCGCATCGCGCAGGCAGCAAAGCCAACGAAGAGGATGCTATTGCAGCCATCAGATTCCACAAAGGCTCGTATGTCGCCGATCGTGCGAGAATCATAGACATCTGCCTCGAACACGACTAACGACTGGAGAGAAAGGACTCAATCATGAAACGCATTCCCGAGGAAGACGAAGCTCGCATCCGCGAACTCGCAGAGGAATACGACGTTCTATTGTACGTTGTTCGCTCGTTGTATGACGTCATGCCGAACGAGCTCTACGATGGAATCGTCGTTGCTCTTGAAGACCTGGAAGCCGAAGGTTGGCATGAGGAGATCTAGGGAGCGGACTCCACTCTTGACTACAAGGACTCCGGGGATGGCAAAGATGACTAATTTCCGTGATTAAAACCCATTTTAGAGAGAGATAAAGAAACACCGCTGCGCTTGTATGAGCGAGCGGTGTTTTCTTGTTAGAAGCCATTCTAAGGCTTCAGTGTACATCTGGGTCAGAGCTCGATCAAGCCGTTAGCTCCAGCGTCGTCGAGCAGGAACCTGGCAAGGTGCTTGGCTGCATCTTTAGCGTGGACACCCTTGCCCAGGTTGCACCAAGGTACCGTCTTCATTTGAGACGCGGTATGCCATATGACTTCACATCCGTTGCGCTCTGCGACTGCTGCGCAACCTCCAACCAGCTCCATAGTCATGGTAGCTTCACGACCCATAGTGACTCCCATACGGGGAATATGCTTCTCGATGACGACCACCTGGATGGAACCGCCAGCGTTCTTAAGGAAGCTCTCCATCCAAGCTAGGGTACTGTCGTGAGGTACCATCGAATATCCTACGTTCTTAGCGTTCCTGTAGCTCCAGGCGCATCCCGTTGTGCCTCCTGGGTCAAGGGCAAGGACTCCGCGATGAGGACGGCTTAGAATGCCTTGTAACACGTTCACACCAGTCGAATCTTTATGCTTGCTAGGCTTCTGCATCAGAGGCATCGTTCACCATCCTCTCACCACAGTTAGGGCAGTATTTTGGTGAATATTCCCAATCATCCCAGTCGATATACCCCTCTGAAGTCTCTGGATGCTCTGAGACACGCCCCATAAAGCTGCATCTTGGGCAGCGGAAAATATCTCTTGGATCATAATTATCAGCACAGTCAGCTGGCACGAGTTCTTCTGCAGAGATTGTTGTCAAGTCTACGATGGTCATTTTTGGTACTTTGAGCCAATTAGACGGAATTGCTCCGCATGCAGGACAATTTCCTTTATGTCTTAGACGGCGTCTCGTTCTATAAGTCATCATGCACCACCCTTGCGCCGCAGCGACTGCAGTACAAGTCATCGTTATCATTCTTTCTCTCAGTTGATCTCCACTCTTCTTCTTTTATCCTCTCTGCGTCATAGCATTCACCACACACCGCATAACCAAATCCACCTGGCGTATGTATTTCCTTGCTTGTGTAGCAACTACCAAAGGCCACTTTTCGCCCACAATGAGGACAATTGACAATCTCGTCCATATCCTCTGAATAGCTTTTGACGTTCCAGTCATCTGGGACTTCGTAAGGCTCGTAAGCCTGCTCGTCATAGTTCCACTTTTGAAGGATTTTCACGTTTCTCACAGCTTCACTTCCTTACAAGCTTGCTCACGATGACGAATGCTACAGCGATTGCTGCAATACCAGCGACAGCTGCAATATTTCTGTCGTCACCCGTGCTTGGAAGTGCAGCTTTCTTAGCCTTCCTTACCTTCTTCACAGGCTTTGCTGGTTCTGGTTCTGGTTCTGGCTTAGGCTCTGGCTTAGGCTCTGGCTTAGGCTCATTATCCTGTGGAGTCGGCACTGGCTGTGGGTCTGGTGTAGGCTCGGGTGTAGGTGTTGGAGTTGGTGGCGTTTCAGGCTCAGGTTCGGGAGTAGGCTCTGGACGGTTATCCCCGTTACCATTACCACCGCTATCTTGATTGACGTACTGATAGCGTGAGCTTTGCGTAGTCTCGCGGCTCTTTAGTTGAATAGAGTTCGAGGTTGTCTCTGTTCCCTCGGTTTCGTAATACATGAAGTACTGGTTGCCTTGGAAGTCAACGCTCGACAAGTCCCACGTAAACGTATTGCCGTTAATAGTTGGCTCGGGAACGTTCACACGAACCCAGCTTGCGGGGTCGATGTTGCTGTATGCGTCCATGTGGACACGGTATAAGCGGAATGAGCCAGGAATAATGCGTGTACCTTCTTGCGCCGTATCCTCTAATACAACGTTAGTAAGTGACTCCGCTGCGTGGTTGAGTCGTACTGACCATTCGACCGTGCCATGGTCGGTTTTGACGCCCCATTTTGCGATAATCTCGTGTTCAATAGTTCCGTAGTGACGTGTCTCGAAGCTGGTCTCGACAACCTGTCCAGTAGCTTCATCAATGAGTCTTAGCGTGGTTGTGCCTGCTGCTGCGTCACCCTTAACGTGTGCAGCAAGCCAAAGCGTACCTTGTACGTGGTCTTTACCTTCGACCCACGAGGTGTAAGTGATCGTGACGCGTCCGGGTGTAACTTGCGCCGTTGCCATTACCTCGCCGTCTGGCGCATAGATGTTGAAGCTCGCTGCGTTTGTGGCTGGGAAGTCGAGAATGTCGGGAATAGCTAACGAGAACGTGTCACCCTCGTGAACCTCGCCTTGTGCTTGCCAAGAAGCTGTCAAGTAGATGTCTTGGTTCGTGAACGCCGAGGTTAAGTCCTGCTTGTTTTTGTCAGTGACTCTAAAGCTGGTGATTGTGGTCGGTACTGTTTGAGCCTGAGCTACACCTGGGATAAATACAAGCATTGCAAGTGCGCAAACAGCCATCCATTGAAGAAATCTTTTCATTAGAGGAACCTTTCTCCTATTGAAATCATGATTAATCCTGCACAAGTCAAGGCAATTCCAGCTTTATATGTGTATTCTGGATCACCCTTCAGTGATGTCGAAGAACTGGCGATGAGAGACATAACTCCGACAGTTGTAACGACCAACCCACAGATGGATATGCCGTTCATCTCTTCCCCCTCTTCTCTTCTGCGATTCGTTCCCATTTACGTCTGGCGTATTCCTCGCTGACCATATCTATATCTAGCTTAATAGCATTAATAACGCCCTCTGAAGACATGCAGCCACCAGATAATTGCTTCCCTATAGCTTTGCACCAGTCTGGTACATTTTTCACATTCTTGCTCATTCTAACGCCTCACATCACGGATAGAGATAAGAGCTTCAATCATCTCAGGCTTGCTCAGACATGCGATGTCGTCCTCGTCAAGGTCGAGGGCAAGGGAGATGAGCTCGTTCTTCTTCATGTGACGCAGCTTGTTATCAGACAAATGCTGTAGCTCATCCAGAGCTACGTCCTCAGCTGAGGGACACACGTTCTCTGAAGGATCCACTTCTAGCAGTGGAATCTGCTGCTGCTCCCATGTCTCATCTCCTGAAGCATAGATGGACCACGCAGCTCCACAACTGTCGCACACCACGTCTACGCATCGACCAGTTGACGTGATGTTACCATAGCTGGTTCGAGCATGACCTCTACCTCCACATCCAGGACATTTGCATTCAGTGACACGCTTGTACTCATCGTCAGTCATGTCCTGCAATCTGATCGTCATCATAGGCACACCTCCTTCGCAGCTTCACCTGTGGAGCCATAGCCACCACGAGATGCACAGTTCATATCATCTGTCTGGATGATCTGTACGTCTGACATAGAACCGAGTACGCGGAACTGAGCAATTCGAGTACCCTTCTCAATGTGGGTATCTCGAATTGCATATGCAGCAAATCCCCATACGTCATCATTACCGCAGTACTCGTTCTCAATGATGCCGATGGAGTTAGCCATGAGAATACCGTGCTTCAAGCAAGTTGAAGAGCGGGGAGCTAGAATGCCCTCGCAACCCTCAGGCAGTTTCATGGAGACTCCGAGGGGGATGATTTTCACCTCACCTTTGTGTAGGTCTACATCCTCACTTGCAGACAGGTCAATCCACGCACCATGGCACTCAAGCTTTCCAGCTCCATTGTGATATTTAACAATGATTTTCATTGATCTCCTTTCCTGAGGTAAGGAGAGACCTGTGAAGGTCTCTCCCTCGCTCACACAAACGTGCGCTAATTGCAGTTGCCGCAGTCACAATCATCGGACATTTGGCTGAGGAGCTCACCAATCATGTGAATCGTACGATCACGTTCCTCGTCATCGCGTCTCCACTGGGAGAGCTTCTCCCTAGTAGCGTTTTCGATCTCGTCGAGCGACAAGGATTGTTCGTTGTCTTTAGAGTTACGTTCCTCCAGAACTTTTCGAATGTCTTCATGAAGCTCATTGAGAAGATTAAGTTGAAACTCAATCGGGATTTCGAAACCATACATCAGTCGCGCTAAAGCTTCCTCACAACGCAGATACTGGCTTCTGTCGACATTCATAATCGAATTGATGATCTCTTCCTTGGCACCGTTCTTTTCCATGATAATTCCTCTCTACTTCCATCTCCCCTGGATGGGGCATGGACGGTCGAAAATTGACTCAAACTTGCAACGTTTCTCGTGGAAGCAGACAGGTACAAGGTAGTCTGCGAAGTCATCTCCCCAGACTCGACGTACCTCCTCCTTCATCTGACGGATGACCTCTCGCCATTCACCTTGAGCCTGAAGGCAGAGCCTGTCTCCTGCGAGACCAACCAGAGCACGATAGTTCGTACCGATGCCGATTCGAGTCACCACGTTGGTTGGCAGAATGCCACGAGCATCCTGAGTCTCCACACCAGCATCAATGAGCTTGTGATAGGCTTCCTCAACCTTATTCATCGTGTCTGCCCAAAGAGCCTTCTGCTCATCGGTCTTCACAGATGGACCGCAGATGACGTCCATGTCTTCGACCTTTGTGAATCTCATAGACTCCTGGGAGAAACTGAACCCGACACGATGGCGAACAGCCTGATGTGTGAATGCTCGAGACACGCCATCTATCTGAAAGACCAGCGTAATCCACTCTAACACGCCATTGAGAGCAGTCTTCTGCATCTCATTGAAAATCTCATCTGCCTCAGCATCAGAGATATCATCGAGAGAATGACGCATATCCCCTCGCATGTTCAGCACACCAGCAGCGATCACCTTCTTCGGCTGCGGAGTGGCTGATATACAACTTACCTTTACCACTTTTCATCCCTTCTCACGGATTCCAACGTTCGACAATGACGTCTGCCATGCCGTCGTAATTATTATGCGCCATGTCGTGGCGATTTTTTACCAGAATTTTTCTTTTCTGGAACTTTTTTACCATTCATAGGTAAAGGAAGGTCATTTACCTCATCTTTACCAGGCTGCGAGACCTGAACTTCAAGTTGACCGTCTTCTGTCTGAATGGCTGGCGTCGTCATGATACGACCACCACAGGACGCACACAAAGACAACATCGGAGCTGGCCGAACGAAAGCGACTGGCTCAGATAATCCGTTGCCTTTGATGCGAAGCTTCTGACAACCTGTCACGGAGTACTTCAAGACTCCAGCTCCGTTCGTCAGATCCACTCCACAGTGAGGACACCTCATAGGATAGATATTCCTACGTACACCATTATCCATTGTTCTCTCCTTCTACGACGATGATCTTCTTCGCGAACAGCGTATCGTCGTTGCCACTGTTCTTACTTGCACGACAGAAGAACGAGTTCCCGCTCTTCAGATCATCACTATGTTCTTCGAGGATGTCCCCTCCGACATACACTCCGATGGTACCTGTCGAATCGTTCAACTGGATGACGGCAGACTTTTTACCGTCTCGGTTCTTCTTCTTGACAGACGTGATAACACCACGTACGTACACGGAACCCGACTTGCCAGACAGAGAGTTGATGTTCATCCAGGGGATTTCTTTGTATCCAGAAATGCTATCCAGGTGAGCCAAAGCCTGATGATTAACAGGTAGAGGATACAGATTCCTCCACACGAGGTAATCGCTGTCCCACGGTCTGTTGGCTGCACCGATGAGACCAAGTGCTTGAATGGATTCCTGAACACGCTTGTTGACCACACGTCTCGTCACCTTGTTGTACAGGTCTTCGAAGTCCTTGTAGGGTTTGTGCTCGAGGATGTCGTCTACAGCCTTATCACCCATCCCCTTGATATGCTTAAGACCAAGTTTAATGGCTTTTAAGCCACTCTTGTTCGTAACGATACGGCTTTCACGGTCACTGTGATTAAGGTCTGGCAAAAACACCCTTACGCCATGCTGGATGGCATCCGTGAGTGCTGCACGGAACTTGTCGTCCTCGTGCTCGCAGTTCATAAGAGCACAGTACCACTCAACTGGGTGATAGTGCTTCATCCACATACACCAGTAGCCTATTTGCGTATATTGGAATGCGTGAGACTTGTTGAACGCATACGAACCGAAGTGTACCATCTCTTGGAACAAGTTGCGAGCATCGTATTCACTCATGCCGTGCGACATAGCCCCCTCAAGAAAAGCAGGCAGCTCTTTGTTAAACACAGCAACACCTGGCTGACGCTTAATCATTTCACGCATTCGATCGACGCCATGTGGATCATAGTTCCCCAGTTGACCGAAAATGAGCATAATCTGCTCTTGATATACGAGTACTCCTTCTGTGTTCTTTGTGATTTCGTCGTATATCGGATGGAGAGAAGGGACTTCTTCGCGACCTGCTCTACGATCCACATACTTCTGGAACAGACCAGAACGCATAGCACCTGGACGGTAAAGTGCATTCACAGCGACGAGGTCATCGAACGAGCTAATGGGGATTTCCTTCAGCAGACCTGTCATTCCCTGAGAATTGAACTGGAAGACGCCATTTGTCTTCCCCTCGTGGAAGTCTGCAAGAATGGCAGGATCTGCGTAGTCAAGAGCCAGAAGGTCATCTCGGGTAACTCCACTGAGGTCACAAGCCTCACGGATAATGCTGAGCGTCTTGATGCCAAGGATGTCGAGCTTAAGGAAGCCCATCGCCATGCATTCATGACCGTCGAACACCGAGCACTTGACTCCGTTGCGGACGTCAAGTGGCATAGCATCTGTCAGCGGGAACGGACTCACCAGAACACCTGAAGCGTGGACACCACGCTGACGCTTGCGATTGAGCAGAAGCTTGCATGCAGGCTCAAAATCAGGGTACTTCGAGCACAGTTGCTTTCCTGGTATGGTGTTCTCTAGAATGTCCGTTACGATTGCCAACGATGAAGCTAGCTTTTGGCTGCCTTTATCACCTGGAGTAACGAGAGAGGAAGCTTTGTTTACCTCAGCGCGTGGGATATCCATGCACCGAGCCAAGTCCTGCATTACCATCTTCTCCCCGAGGTTGCCGTACATCCCCATCGATGCAACGTTCGCTTCACCGTATTTTTCGATGAGATAATCTTTGATTTCCTGTCGACGGGAATCTTCAAAGTCGAGGTCAATGTCTGGCGGTTCCTCACGTCCTGGTGCGAGGAATCGTTCGAACATGAGGTCGTGAGCAACTGGGTCAGGGTCTGTAATTCTGAGCGCAGCGCAGACAAGGCTTCCACCAGCGGATCCACGACCTGGACCATAGAAGATACCGCTTCTTCGAACGAATTCAAGCATGTCGTCAATGAGGAGAAAATATCTGACAAATCCTTGTTCGTGAATGTAGTTGAGCTCGTATTCGAGTCTCTCGATATATCTTGGGTCATCGCGTTTACCGTCCCACTTCGACATAGCCATACCAACGTAGGTGAGCTCTCGTAACTTCTCGTATTCTTCATCGTCTGTGAGTCCTGCGTACGGTTGCGGAGTGAGGGACTTCCACTGGGGCATCTGGATATCGACCATATCGCATACCTGCAGTGTACCGTCAAGAGCATGCTCAATATCCGTCTGGGATAGGTACGGATGGTTCGCCAGGAGAAGTCCACCCATTTCATTGCGAGTCATGGGATGGAAACAATCATCGTCGAACTCCCACACCTTGCCTTTAGACCCTGTTCCCAGGTAGTATTTATGATACGGTTGCCAGTCACGAAGATAGTGTGAATCTGGTGTAGCGACGAGAGGGAGTCCTAGTGTGTTCGCTACGTGAATCGCAGTCTCGTTGATGTAAGTCTGCATCTTGATCTTCGTAGGCATGATCTCCATGAAGAACCTGCCGTCGAAAATCTCAGCCATCTGCTCTCCGAGCTTAAGTGGATTCTTGGTCTTACCGAACATAGAATCCATGCAACCTGACAGGCAGATTACGTCCTCGCTGTATTCCTTCAACAAGCTAGGTTGAATACGAGGACGATTGTAGAAGCCATCAGTCCAGCCTTTGGTCGACAGCCTGAAGAGGTTCTGACAACCCTTCCAGCTTTTTGCGAGTAGCGTTACGTGGCTTCTGCGCTCCCCCTTGACTCGCTTGCTAGCGTCAGGTACAATGTAAGCTTCGATGCCAACTATCCCCTTAATTCCAGCCTTAGAAGCTGCCTTAAGCAGAGCGTATCCAGAGCCCATAGCACCGTGGTCGGTGATGGCTATGCCAGGCTGACCGTGAGCCACAACCCAGTCAACATAGTCGTCAACACGAGGCATACCATCGAGCAAAGAGAACTCGCTGTGACAGTGGAGGTTCACGAAATCATCTTTCACAGCAGATTCATCTCCTTCAGATTCCCTACGACGATCTTACATATATCTCTTGTCGAGATATCGCTCAGGTGGTGAAGAGTCATAACAGGAACACCAGCACGAGCAAAGCACTCAGACGCTGCAAGCATACGATGCTTCTGATAGACAAGATCGTCGTATCCCCATCCACGTTTAATCACATCTTGATCACGCTCTATGCAAGTGTCGACGTCTGTGTCCAACATTACGATGACAGGCTTGACGTGCTTGATCACCTGAGCAAGATACTCAAGATTTGCATCATTGCGCTGCTGATATGCCCAACAGGACAATGTAGTCCTGTCAAGAATTGCATTTGCTCCTGCAGCATAGAGAGTCTCTATCGCCACTGCAGCTACCTTCCAAGAATCTCTGTCAAAATTGGGAGTGCTTTTGCAGTTATTATGTACATATTCATAGGGTTCAAGCATATCTTTGTTCAGATCAAGAATGGGGAATCCTAACTCATCACTGAGATACTTCGTCAGAGTGGACTTACCAGCACCATCCACGCCTTCGATTGAAATAATCATGCTTTATCCTTCCAAGGTTCGTTCATACCGATAAAATGGCACACTGCATCATACAATGTTCTGAATCTATGTACAAATGGAGCACCAGATCTGTTGTATGGTCTGTCTATGATATAGCACTGAATGGTGTGCTTACCTGCGAATTTTACGAGATTCCTAGGATCATCATCGAAGATGGCAAGCACGTCGTCTTTGTCGTAATGGTCACGGACGTAGTCGAACTTCTCCTTCGTGAACACCAGTTCGCTGCACTCGAGTTCATGCTGCTCAAGCCAGTATTCTGTGTCGCTACGAATGTTATCATACTTGTCTGCAGGACGACTGGAGATGATCACAACGTCATACCACGTTGATAGCCTACGAAGCGCACCATGGGTACCAGGGATCATCGTCATATCGCGCTTGTGCCCCTCGACCCTCCATCTGCGCTTCAACTCAGCATAATCTTCCTCATCCAAGCCTAGAATCTCATTAAGGTGAAGAGATGTCAGATCATTCGGAGATGGACTCAACTGACCATTTGTAGCCCACCTGAGGAAATCTCCTCCATAGTCTGCCATCACATTGTCAAGGTCTACGAAGACCTTCTTCCTGTTAGCGCACATTATTTGTGTCAACCCCCATTTTCGAAAGACGGGAAAGCGTATCATAGTATGCCATGTGAGCCATGTAGGTCGAGTCCCACTTGCCATAGCGACCAACCAGCAGGACGTTTCTATGGAAGTTGTAGAACTTAGCCTTGCCATCGACCTTGACGACTGTGTGAGCACCTTCAACAGGCTTCATATACTCAGTCTGCTCAACGCCATCAACCCTGCTGTACCGAGTCCAAGTCTCATCAGGATTGACATTGTAAACGATGAGGTTGTCTGGGTGATTAGCCCAGCCAGGACTGTTCGGATAAGGACTGCAGCTGGAGATGTACATCTCGCGACTGCGGCACTGAGACCTCGCGTGCGGATAGATCATGTTAAGCGGTGCTGTGTTGATGACTAGGTCATTACTTCGAGAGAGATACTTCATATCTTGGGGCTCAACGTTTTCTTCGATAATACGAAGACCTTGAAGCATGTTCCAAGCTTCCATCCAGTTGTAAGCTTTGACCGTTTTAACTGAGCGATGAATGGAATTGTTTGTCTGAGAAGCTCCTGTCTTCTGGGCATACAGCTGAGCCATAGCGTTTTGGCTTACATTGTCCCAGCGCATAAACCACTTCCCATATCCGACGAATGCAGTCTCAATCTCAAACGAACTGATAGGCAGACCACATGCGTCGTGAAGGTATCGGACACCATAACCTGGATGTGGCTTCGTAGCTGAGATCACCTGAGGTACAATCCCGCAATCCATGCAAGCCTTAGCAGCGAGCAGACCTGCCATACCTGCTCCTATGATTGTTACATTCATAGATTTCTCATTTCTTCAAGCAGCTTAATAAACATTGGAGTCTTGTGCATCGTACCTCGACCAAGCCGAACGAGCCTGTGGCTTGAGAGATACCTGGTCACGTCTGCTGAGTCTTCACGAGTCATTCCGCAGAAGTCCTCCACATCTTGTCGTTTAAACTCATCATACGTTGACAGGAACTGAAGAACAAGAGGTTCGTCCTCCAGCCACTTAACAACGTCCTCCCTGCTCGTACCAAGAGGTTCGTTTTCCTTAGCGCGAGCTTCGCTGAACTGACGATAGCGGAACGAGGACTTCTTGTAACAGTCATCGACAAACTGAGCTGCAGCCAACACATGTTCCTTCTTGACGAGTAAACGGTTGCCGTCATCTGTTGAGAATAGCCTTGCTGCCCATGCAGAAGCCATTCTAGCGAGTTTTACACGGAAGTCTGCGCTTTCTACTAGAGGTATCTCAGATGTGTAATTCTCGCCCATTTTAACAGACAGTTCATATATGAGTTCACGCGCTTGCTTGGAGAAGAGAACGTCGCTAGGCTTACGAGACCATACCCACATGATTAGGTCGTGACACAGTTCGCTCGTATAGATATGTTCTACCTCATCTGGTGTGTTGCTGTTAATGACCTTCGAATCGACATCCTCGCTGGCAGAAGACACGACCAAATCGAATCGTGAGATATCCTCAGCTTTTCCGATCAGCTGAGGGATGAACTCGACAGGGTACGTACGGCTTGAGACGTTGTCACCCCATCTAGGGTTAGAGATCCAAATGAGTCTGGTACGAGCAAGTGCTCGTTCGGTCTGAATCTTTGTGATCTCAGCCACGCCACTGGAACGGATACCTGACATGTTCGCAATCTCGTCTTGAGTGAGGCCAGAAGCCTCATCTATTACGACAAGCCGACGGTCGTTCAGGGGGATCTTTCCCCATGTGATTTGCCATCGCTTGTTCACCTGCTGGAGACCTCCGACAAGACCAGCATACGAAGACGCTTCACCTGTGACGAACTCTCCAAGACGGTAGTGTCTCATGAGCTGCTGAACCGTCTCAGTCTTACCTGTGCGGGTATCACCAAACAGGAGAACCTCCAGCCAACCACGCTTCAAAGGTTTCCCATCGAAGTCAAACCTGAGGAGTGAATGGTATACCAAATCAACAGCAATGTGGACATCGTCTCTACCATAAATTGAGGTAACGTTCGTAGACAAATCACGGACGATTTCATCCATTTTCTGTCTGACCGTTTGACCCTTTGAAGGTTGGAACACAGTGAGCTTACTCTTCAGTTCATCGTTCATCTCGAAGGAACTGATGTCATCCTCACTCCATTCCTTGTCGTAGAAAAGATGTGTGGCATGCTGAGTTGCTGAATCTGGCACCGTGATGCCAGTGAAAACGTAGCTTTTACCTGCTTGAATACCGTGATCAACAATGCTGACGTGACGAGTGACGTAGCTTTGGTTCTCGTCATTCCAGCTCAACTCTGGGATGAGTACCAAGTCTTCCACGTTGACGTTCTCAATGACGTCTATGTCGACAGTACAATCTCCCACAGCACCTGCGAATTCCTTCATTTTAGTCTTCTGGACAGAGTCACTCAGACCTCGGAGTTTCATCAGATTTGGGGAGTCTTTTGGTATGTTGACTTCAAGCGTTCCACCAGCTATTCCGATGGGGCACACTGTACACTTCTTCTTATTGGCAGAAGCGCATCGTACAACGTACCTGTCTGGTACGATGTACGGCTCAAGGTCTTTGCCTGCTACAACGGCAGCGGTACGTATGCGCTTACCAGCATACTTCGCCAGCGATGCCTCATGAAGAGGAACATCATATACCTCGTTGTCGTCTTCATCCTGTAGGGTATTGCGAGGAACCGTCTTATCAATGAGGTTCTGGAAGTCGTCTCGAGTGGCTCCATATCCTACTACCCAGTCAGTAACGTCTCCGTTGGAGGGTTCCGAGATGGGCAAGTTCAAAATACGCACAGTAGCAGCAATGTGCTCAAGGTTGTTCGCTACGTTGACCATGCCATTCTGTCCAGCTTTGTCAATGTCGTAGCAGATATTTACTTCACGACTGTGGAACAGCTGATTCCATTCAGGCTTCCAGTTACCTGCGCCACTGGTGGATGTGACGGCATTGAACCCCAACTGGTGCATGAGAATGCAGTCCATCTCACCTTCGCACAGGAAGATGGGGTCATCAGACCAAAAATGGGGATCAGGGAACAGCGTTACTCCGCCACGACCGCGCTCCCAGCTGATTACCTTAGAAGAATCACGCTTAGCCCAGTCGTACTGACGGATGTTGTAGCAGCCTTCCTCATTGTACAGAGGAATCGTGATACGACCGTTATGGTATCCGAGCTTGAACTCACGAATAGTCTCATCAGTGAGACCACGTTTCTCGTGCAGAAAATCTAGCGCAGCTTTATTGCACCAAAGGTTGTCCACCAGACCGTCAATAACGATATCCGAAATGGGAGGAAGCTTTTTCTGAGGTCTTTTAGTGATTACTTTAGGCTTCTTAGACGATTCACCATCGATCAGCTCGATTTCTACGTCACCGACAAAACCTCGGTCGCTAAGCCACTTACAAGCTCCCTTAAAATCAGTATCCTCGCTCAGCTGGACAAACGTGTAAATATCACCCTTGAGACCACAGCCGAAGCATGTCCACAGACCTGTGTTCAGATTGATGGACATAGATTCGACTGTGTCGTTATGCCAAGGACACCTGACAGCAACTTCACCGCTGCTATCAGGTGTCAGCTGCTGCCCAAATGCGTATTCAAA